ATCCGTATTCAAAGCAGGCCAAGATTCGTGAAATTCTTACTGAGTATGTAAACAGCCAAAAGCAAGGAGCTAACAATGGCAACACGTAAAAAACTATCCGCATCCGCACGAGTCCGTGCATACCTTAAAACCCATCCTAACGCTAAACCTACTGAGGTAGTTGCAGCAACAGGAGTCAAGCTAAACGATGTGCATAGCACGCTATGGCGAGACAAGAACAAAGCTCGGGCAGACACAACGATGCACATCACGATGGAAGAGCCTAATGTAGATGGAGACAGTATCAAGTTAGGCGAGGTAGTAGGTGGCTTGGTGCTAACCGATATGGGCAACGGAAAAGCGCGTTGGATTAGGCAAGAAGAGCCTAAGGTAGACATGGTTAACAGTCCACCCCATTACAAGGTAGGTGGTATCGAGGTCATTGACTTCATCAAGGCTAAGCTAACGCTTGATGAGTTCCGTGGTTACTTGCAGGGCAACATCTTGAAGTACTCTAGCCGAGTGGGTTACAAGGGCGATGCCTCTGAGGATGTGGGCAAGCTAATTTGGTACGCAAACAAGCTACAGGAAACTTTCCCCGCCTAACTTGTTAGGGTAAACACTAAGCCGCCTTCGGGCGGTTTTTTTGTGTCCATGTGTTGACAAAGTAAAAGGTTGTGATATAGTCAGGGCATAAACAACTGGAGTGTTAGATGGCGTCAACCCCCGAATCCAAGGTCAAGACAAAGATCAGGGCTATCCTCAAAGAGCATGGTGTCTACTATGCCATGCCGATGGGCACAGGCTACGGTAATAGCGGTGTGCCTGACTTCCTCTGCTGCGTCAACGGCTATTTTCTAGCTATAGAAGCCAAGGCTGGCAAAGGTAAAGCTACTGCGCTACAAGTAAAAAATATCAACGCAATCCACGACTGCGGTGGACAAGCATGGATTGTCAATGAAGATGCTTTAGATAGCCTTGTTGAATCAATTAAATTTTTAAAGGAGAAATAGATGGCTGAATTATCTACAGGTGTACGTACGTTGTTAGCACGTATGGAGTCTAACCCCGAAGAGTTCTACGGCGAGGCTGACAAGTGGCGCTTCATGTTTGCCCCTAACTTCCGCGAAGTGATGACCGAGCCCGAGAAGGGCGCACTGCACGAGGCACTGGCAGAAGTACGCCGCAAAGAATTTGACGAGCGAGTTATGCGTAGGTTGTTGCAGGATGATTTAGACGAACAAACGCGTGATGCTAGGTCTAGGTACGGGGCGGCGCTGATTAAAGGAGAAGGTACGCGGATTGAACACAACCCCGCAGGGCAACAAGCCAGCTACAACACTTCCCTTCTCGGTAGTATTACTACTAACCCATACAAATGAACATCCTTACCATAGACTTTGAAACGTACTACTCACAGGAGTACGGACTGAAGAAGTTCACCACTGAGGAGTACATACGTAACCCCCAGTTTGAGGTTATTGGTGTATCAGTGCAGGTCAACGCTGGTGAGCCAGTGTGGTTTAGTGGAACCCCTGCTGATACGCACCAGTTCCTTGCATCGTTTGATTGGGAGCACTCGCTGGCTTTGGCGCACAACGCGCCGTTTGATGGAGCCATTCTTAATTGGGTGTTCGGTATCAAGCCCAAGGGTTGGTTGGACACGCTGAGCATGGGCCGTGCGCTACACGGTACGGAGGTAGGTGGTAGCTTAGCTGTGCTTGCATCTCACTATGGCTTGGGGGAGAAGGGCACTGAGGTTGTCAACGCACTCGGGCTTAGGCGCGAGGCTTTCCCCGCCGACCAGCTTGCACGATACGGTGAATATTGCAAGAACGATGTGGCCCTGACATGGGCGCTGTTCAACGCGATGGGGGAGTTCCCGCCGACTGAGTTGCGACTCATTGACCTGACCGTGCGTATGTTCACCGAGCCGGTTTTGCAGTTGCGTAGGGCGCTGTTAACTCAGTACTTGTTCCAAGTTAAGGCTAATAAAGAACGGATATTAGGTTTTTACGACAAAGACACGTTGATGAGCAACCCCAAGTTTGCTGAGCTACTGCGGCAATACGGGGTAGAGCCCCCAATGAAAGTTAGCCCTGCCAATGGCAAACAGACGTACGCGTTTTCTAAGACTGATGAAGAGTTCAAAGCCCTGCTTGAACACGAAGAACCAAACGTACAAGCCCTAGTAGTTGCACGGTTAGGTACAAAGTCCACGATTGAGGAAACTCGCACCGAGCGGTTTATGGGGATTGCTTCACGCGGCGCATTGCCCGTACCCCTACGCTACTACGCAGCACACACCGGACGCTGGGGTGGCGATGACAAGCTGAACTTACAGAACCTACCACGCAATTCCATCTTAAAAGAGTGCATCATTCCCCCCGATGGTTACGTAATACTGGACTCGGACTCCTCGCAGATTGAAGCGCGTACGTTGGCATGGTTAGCTGGACAGGACGACTTGGTGCAAGCCTTTGAGGATGGTGAGGACGTTTACAAAATAATGGCCTCGGCTATTTACGGCAAGCCTCAGAGCGAGATTACCAAAGACGAGCGGTTCGTAGGCAAGACCACCATACTAGGTTGCTTTGGCGCAGACACCCTAGTGTTGACAACCCGAGGTTGGATACCTATAATCCACGTACAGGTTACGGATATGGTGTGGGATGGGTTACGGTGGGTACAGCATGGTGGAGTGGTCGACCAAGGGGTAAAAGACGTATGGACTTACAAGGGAATAAGCGCAACATCGGACCACGAAATCCTGACGGAACATGGTTGGGAGGCGTGGTCAGAGGTAACTACAAAGACTTCCCTTTGGCAGTCGGCGCGAAGTGTGGCGAACTTACTGTCGTTGAGTGGGGGCCACATAAAACCACAAAGGGTAGGAACCGTGGATGGCATCCTATTTGCAAATGTTCATGTGGGTGGGTCGGGGTTGTCCTACGGGAAAACCTTATTAAAGGTCGTAGCACTAGGTGCAACACTTGCGCCAAAATTAAGGCGCATACTAAACGCTATTGGGCATATGAAAGCGTATGTCCTGATGAAGCCACACGAGCTAGGCTCCTCAACCGTATCTCATCGTGCGTTTCCCGGTGTCACAACCCCAACAGCAAGGTATACCCCCACTATGGCGGGCGCGGTATATACGTCTACGAACCGTGGAGAACTGACCGAATCGCTTTCCTCAAATACCTTCTTACGTTGGAAGGTCACGGTACTCAAAGTCTTGAACTGGACAGGATTGACGTGGATAGGGGTTACGAGCCGGGCAATCTTCGCTTTGTGGGGCGTTCAACCAACATGGCAAATAGGCGTAGCATCGGACGCATGCAAGAGAGAGTTGCCGCCCTTGAAGCAGAGAATGCAGACTTACGACATCGCCTACTCAGGGCCGAGAAACCGATACACAATCTTAAGTGCTGATGGCCCCCTAGTTGTCCATAACTGCGGCTACGGCATGGGTGCAGCTAAGTTCAAGGCGCAGTTAAAGACCTTTGGCGTGGACTTTGAGCTAGACGCTGCCAAGCATGTCATTGATGTCTATCGCAAAACTTACCCCGAAATCCGCAAGCTATGGTGGTCAGCAGGTAGTGCCCTTAACGGCATATTACAGAACCAGCAGACTACGCTTGGTGTTGGTTACAAGTTGCAAATACATGGGAGCAAGGGTATTCTGCTACCCAACGACTTACGCTTAAAGTATCCCAATCTACGCAAAGTTGCTAAGCCCGCTACAGAGGACGAGGAAGCATCTTCGGAGTTTGTGTACGACACTAAAAAGGGCGTAGCCATTGTGCCTAACCGCATATACGGTGGTAAAGTTATAGAGAACGTGTGCCAAGCCCTAGCCCGTATTGTTATCGGGGAGCAGATGCTTAACATTGCCAAGAAGTACCGTGTGGTGATGACTGTCCATGATGCCATTGCTATCGTTGTGCCCGAGCAGCAAGCAGATACGGCTAAGGAGTACGTTGAATTTTGTATGCGCTTACGTCCTAAGTGGGCGCTTGAACTACCCTTGAACTGCGAGGCAGGGTACGGTAAAAGTTATGGAGACTGCTAGCTGTGAGAATCCTTTGGAAGTACGTTAACAAGCGGACTAGGGACATCCACTTCTCGTGGGAACGCTGGGAGCGAGGCGATGCGTATGGGTTTTGGGAATTTAGAATACCGAAGGAACAAGAATGAGTATCGTATGGTCATTCAGCAGCTTAAAGACATTCCAGCAGTGTCCTAAAAAGTACTACCACACCAAGATAGCTAAGGATGTGGTTGAGCCTGATACAAAAGCTACGTTGTACGGCAAGTCAGCGCATACAGTTGCTGAAGAATATATACGTGATGAAACCCCGATCCCATCCGCATTTGAATATATGCAGCCTACATTGGACATAC